AGTCATTAACTGCTTTAGACCTAAACGCTGAGTTAACCATAATTGGAGCACCGCCAAGTAATGTCTTGACATCTTCCAAAAAGACTGCCAATCGCATAAGATTAGCTTTCTCAGTTTCATTTGGAGTGTTGTCAAGTTCACGATGGTCAGTATGGGTTAGTTCTTCTAAAGTGAAGTGTGTGGTTAGTGTACTCATTTTGCTACAGGTGTTGATTGGTGCAATAACTGATCTTTGGCTTGGCTAGAGGCAGAAGAACCAAAATAGAAACTTATAACTCCTGTCCAAGCAGTCCCTAAAGAACCTAGAAGTATCATAAGCGCCTCAGATGACTGAACATGACCAGACATCATGCCATACATAATACCAAAGAACCCAATTGTTATCCCAATGGCTAATATAGGGGGAATCCATGACTTAACTGTCATCTGCATATCCCTTGCAGACTTGCGATCATTGACCGCCAATTGCTCAAAATCCAAACCCATTTCTTGAGCTTTGGTCTTTAAAGTCAATTCAGCCTGTTGGATAGAAGCTATTTGTTCAGCAGATAACTTACCAGTATTGATGGTGTCTTGTACGTCTTTAGGGTCTACACCGATGGCCTTAGACACCGCATCAACGGCTAAACCAGCTAAAGGGCCACCCAAAGCAGTAGCAATTGTGGGGGCAATTTGTTCAATCCAGCTCATACACTCTCCAAATGATATTTAGTTTTTAAGTAATCTTGACGTACCCAGTACATCAACCCAACGAATTCCAAGACAAGGCACAAAATACCGATGCTAACGACCACTCTGACCTTGTATTTATCAATGAGTTCTTGGCGCTTTCGTAAAGCGTCCATTGCGGCTTTTTTGCCTCACGCTCTGCGGATTCTTGCTCCTTTCTGAGCCTCGCTCTCTCCGCTTCAAACTCTGTCCAAATAGCGCCCCAACCTGGTGTTTGGTAAATCAGGAACTCTCTTAGCTCTTTTTCCGCTTCTTGCAATTGACGCAACTTCATTATGTTGTCAAAAGCACGCTTGTTGAGACTTTCCCCCCTACTTGGGGGTGTTTTCTTAGATTCCTCAACCGCTTTAGCCATTGTCTCACTATGTTCCATAAAGGAACCTATGTGACCTGTGACTTCTGCGGTAATCTCAACCACATCAGCGCCAACTTCTTTGGCTTCTTTGTATAACTCAACGCACTTCTTGACACCACTAATTGCAGCTTGAGCCATCGCAAAAGCTGAAATCGGATCAATCATTTTAGAAACTTTTCAGCAAAGAAATGAACCACGCCACCCATCAATGATGCTATTGCCATGCCTGCCCAAAGGCCACCTTTGGATTTGTTTGCCATAGCCAATAAGCATTTAATGTCGTGTGACATCTCAGACACTTGACTCTCAAGCATATCAACTTTAGCAATCAACTGTCCATATTGAATTGGGTCAACATCCATTATGCACCTCTTAAAAATGCCACAGAGAATGTGGTCGCATTACTTAAACCTGTGACACTAGAAATTGTGCCCCCTGATGATTGAGCAGCAACTCCTTGAATATAGTCTGTCGTACCATTACAGTAAACAATTGTTGAGCAAACAGGAGTAGTACCATCTGTACCACCTGTACCCACAACAGAACTAGCAGCAACGTTATAGTCTTTAACAGTACCACTCACAGACACACCAACTCCACATTGGTAACCTGTCGTTGTTGATGCAAAAGTACATGAAACGTTAACTTGGTAATACCCTGCAATCAAAGGTGTGAATGAGTTATTTGAGCTAACAAAATAACTATTTGAATCAAAGTCAACCACGTTATACGTCACGACCGTTAATGTTGCAGTCGTAAATGATTGAGCAATGGATTGGTGAGCAAAAAATACTGGGGGGCTAGACACGCCAGTTCCACCATTTGCACGAGCAATTACACCTGATAACGATACGTTAGGTGTAACCCCAGACGTTACATTGATGGGGCTTGTGCCTGTAACAGAAGTTACTGCAGTTGATGGGCCATAGTAGCTAGATAATCCTGAGATATTATCGTATGTACCAATTTGATTACCCAACGCATCAGTCAACAAAAACTTGTAGTTGTAAGCAGACTGAAGCCAAATTTCGACTTGGGGTCTACCATCAGTACCCAAAGTCAAAGGATTGGTGTTAGCAATCGTACCTGCGCTATCAGAGTATGTTGCCAAAGGTGTGGTTGAACCTGCTTGATATGTATAAAGCAAACCACCACTCAAAGGTAATCCTGTCGTAGTTGTCTGTGCAACTGCGTTAAATATGGGGGAAAGATTGACGCTCATTTGTTTTCCTTAGTTAATCCTGCCAAAGGGTTTCTTTGTTCATTTGCGTATGCTTCTTTGCTATATTTTTGCACCAAAGATTTGCCAGCACCAACCAAAGGAATAGAAACGCCACCTGTTGCACCAGCCAATTTAGCCTCACCCAATGTTAATAAACCTTGTTTAGCTAAATCAGACAATAAAGCACTATAACTATTTGAATAATTAAATGTGCCCGCTTCTGGTTTGCCAATTTTGCTATTCAATAAACCAATTTCCATTACATCTTGCATGGCTTCTGGGCTTAATGATTCTCTCAATTTTGACTTATTGTTCTTTAAAAACTCAGCAAATTGGTCAGATTTAATTCTAGATTCATTGGCATTTGTTATAGCTCTTTTAACTCTTTCAAGTTCCCCAAAAGCAATAGCTTGATGTGCTATATGATCTTGTGGCAATTCACCTTTTAATCTTCTAATTGCTTCTGGGCTTGAATTAGAAATGAAGTTTTTGTGAAACTTATCTGCTGCTAAACTAACTCCATCACGAGATAATTTTGCATCTTCAGCTGCATCAATAGCTGCTGCATAAGCAGGGTTAGATTCAATAGTATCAAATCTTTCTTTTGCTAATGCTTTGGCTTGTGAATACAAAGGTTGTAAATCTGCAGCTTCTTCGCCTAATTCAATATTATTTAATTCATTTCTAAGAATTTTAGCTGCTGCTCTTTGACTACCAACACCTTCTCTTTGTGCAACACCCAATCTTTTGTCTAAATTTAAAAATTCTTGGTAATTTAATTTACCATCATTATTTTTAATTAAGTCTAAAAGTTTTTGAATTGGTTCAGGAACATCAAATTGTGCCCCTTCTTTAATTAACGCTTTATTTGCGTTTTCTAAAAACTGTTTACCATTTACAGGAAAATCACTTTCAATAGGTAAACCAGCTTTTTGTTTTGATTCAAGGTAAGCATCACGAAACTTTCTATATGCAGAATCAATACTTTGAACTCTACGTTTATCAGTTTCTGCTAAACCATTGATAATATGTTGACCCAATTCTGAGGCATCAGCTTCAGAACTAATATCTGGTGAATTTCTAATTTTAGATTCTTCAAACGCTTTAGCAAGTTGTTTTGGTTGTTGAGCAAAATCTTCTTGTAAACCATTTTTACCACGACTATTCCATGCTTCGGAATATTCTTGTGTATTACCTGTTCTTTGACTTTTTAATAAATTAACACCATGTTTTTCTTCTAATGCTCTTGTTTCTAAAGCATTTAAATTAACGTTTTCAGGTGCTTGTGATTTAATATGATTTTGTAATTCAGGAGATGCGTTAGCTATTGCAGCATCAATATTGCCTTTGATAATAGCAGGGTTAGTGGTTGCTGCAGCGCCCGCACTTTGCAATCCGCTTGGTGCTTTTTCAATTCTTACTTTTGGTACTAAATTACCAAATTGTGCTTGCAATTGTTGTTTGGCAGTTTGTCCACCAACAGTAGCTGATTCTCGACTAATTCTTAAACCTTCAGCTTCTGGAAAAACAGGTGGGGCATGAAATGCTTCAAAACCTTCGCCTAAACTTTCTAGTATTGCTTTGCCTTCTTCAGTTGTTGGTTGAGTTCCAGCATTTTGCATACTTCTTTGAACTTTTTGAGCTAATTCTTCACCAGCTTGAACACCTGCTTGAGTTCCAAATTTGCCACTTGTCAACGTACCATAAATGCCAGCAACTGCACTAGCAGGGTATGATAAAGCAGATGCAATGGTATGTAAGCCAGCCTCACCGCCACCTTTTAACCATGATGGCAGAAACCCACCTAAATCTTTTTCTTCTGCAGGTTTAGCTTTTCTTTTTTTTAATGCTGAAACATCAACATCTTTTTCATAATCGTAATCATCTTCAGGTTGTAACTGAGGATTTTTACCTGACATTGGGCTTTTGCCCACAGGTATTTGTGAAACTGCATTTCTTTTACGAATTGCAACTACATCTGGATCAAGATCATCATTATCGAATGGCATCAGAAATCTCCACGTTCTAGTCGTTTGAGGTTTTTCATCTTAGTGGCCAATTGATCTAATTGACTTTGACTCATACCAGATGTGTAGTAATCTATGATAGTGTCTTTGTCTTTTTGTGGAATATTTTGTTGATTTGTATTTTGAATAATAAAAGCAACAGGGTCATAGTTTTGTGACCATGCCTTTTTAAAGTTGTCAGTATTAAGAAATGCTTTAGTTTTACCATACTTATCTTGCAATTTAGCTGATGCAGCATTGTATTTTTCAGCAGCAAGGTTGGTTGCTTCTGCTCTTTCAACAATGTGAGCCAAGGCTTCATTGGTAACTTTATCAGTTCCATTTGCAGTCTTTAAGTCTTGTTCAGCAGCAACAGATTTCAAACCCATAAGCGCTGATTGTCTAACTTGTTGTTCTGCCAAATTCTTAACCAAAGTATCAAGTTCAGTATTGCCAAAAAACATTTGACCTGCATCCCTAACAACTTGACCAGCTTTACTACCTGAAGATGCAGCCAAGGAACGTTTAATTTGTCTTGCAGCTAATTTGGCATCTTGTGCAATTTGTGCTCTTTCACCTGATGCTTTGTAATCTTCTTCACCAGTTGCATATCTAGTTTTTTCTTGGTCATTTAATTGGCCTCTTGATGTAGGCTCATCTAATTGCAGTAATGAAGTTTTGCTAATTGTAGGTTTTTGTGTTGCCCCTTGTGGTGCGACATTTGGCATAGCACTAGGTGCAACAGTAGCGCCTGATGGTTGAACATCAAAAGGTACAAACTTACCGTTCGCATCGTATTGACCAACAACACCATTAACAGTTGTAGTGCCTGGGGTTGGCGTAATAGCAATAGATGGCCCAACTGCAGTACCTGGTTTTATTCCTGTAAATGCTTCATTACCCATTTGCCTTGGTGTAATATTACCACCAGCACTAACCATAGTCGCTGCAGGATAAAGTTTGTTTAATTGCGCTTCAGCATCCAATGAATCTGTTGCGTGCCTAGCAATAAACTTTCTTAATTCTGCATCAGTTCCTGTTTTTGGCAAATAAGCTAATTCTTGATTTATAGCTTCAGGAGTTGCATTTGTATTTTTTAATCTTTCTAACGTCCATTCTTTTAATTTTTCAGGCGTTAACGGTTCATCAGAAGCAGCTAATTTCAACAAACTTCTAGAATGATTAGAAATTTGCGCCCTTATGTTTTCAATTTTTTTAGTATTAGCTTCGTAACCTGCTTGTTCAGTAGCCAATTTAGCTTTTTCAATTTCTGGTTCTAATGTACCTTGTGCTTTTTTTGCACCAATTTGAGCACTAATTAGATCAGCTTGTGCTTTTTGTAATGCAAGAGGATTAGCTTGTTCTGATTGTTGATATGCTTGAGCACCACGAGCCATGTTAAGCATATCCCCAAGGCTCATTCCTTGTGGAGGATTAACTTTAGACGCTACATCAGAAAAGTTTGCATTAACTGTTGTTGTCATACTTCACTCCCTGTTTGGAAATAACTTGCAATTCCTCCAGGTGCATTTAAGTTATAACCACCAGAGCTACTAGCATTAGCTCCATTAGGATTTAATAAAGATGCTAAATAATTTGCGTTGGTTGCACCAGTTAATGCACCTGTCAAAGCATTTGAAGCGCCTACTGTTCCCGCTGCTTGTGCGTTAGCTGCACCAACACCCAAATTAGAAATGTTGGTAGCATTGCCAGTAGCAAGATTAGAAAGTCCACTAACTGCATTTTGACCAATCCCCGCTATTCCTGCCAAACGGTTATAGATGTTGGTTTGTTGTGCTTGTCCTTGGTTAAACTGTTGAGCTTGTTGGCCCATATAGTTTGTTAAAGCATTTTGATAAGCACCAGACGCATAGTTTTGAGTGTAATCCTCAAGTCCTTTTAACGCATTACCACCAATCAAACCACCTGTTGCGTTGCTTGCTGCGTTTACTGCGTTTTGACCTTGACCCAATTGGAACTGATAATTAGGTGCTAGGTTTGCATTAAATTGCGCTTGACCCATCGGTTGATAGGTTTGAGTTGGAGTGGACAAATATCCCAACTGATTGTTTAACTGATTCAACCCTGTTTGCCCTGTTTGCATATAGGGCGTGTAGTTGGGTTGCAGATTTTGAAAATTCTGTTGTAAGAGTTGTTGACCTTGTGAAGCTGCATTGGCTTGGGTCTGAGCTGCACTCTTGGACGCATTAGCACCAAGTAATCCGCTAACAACATTAGCACCCGCAAGTAAAGTAAGAGGATTTGCTCCTGTTACTGCATCAGCTATAAATGCAAAAGGCATAATTAACTCCTAGAAATCAAAAAATCATCAACATCGTCTACTTCGTCTGTTGCATGAATACAAAACCATTCAGAATCCTCTAAAGCCTCAATCATGTGATGCTTTTCTGCTTCAATGTTAATACAAAAGGGTGCAATTACTTCTTTATTATAATCGTCTGTGCTAATTCTTACCTTACCTTTAGCCAAAATACTAAGGTGTGCGTACTTGTGCTTGTGCATCCCTGCGACATAGCCTTTAGGGATTGTCATTTTCTTGCAGTAAAGCCCATCCGAAAACGTATGTTCTACGTTTGGATCAACTTGAAACACGCCTTCTAGCTCTTTAAGGTAGGTCATAATAAGGAACTTTGTACTGTTTACCGTTTACCGTCACTTGAAAGTAACCTTTTGGTGTACTTGGAAGTGCAGGCGTTGTTGTTGTTGCTTGGAAATTCAATAAGTTTAGAAAAAACTGTTGCCAAGGTCTTGTAGGCCTTTTGCTTGAAGCATCCAAAAACTCACTTTGTGGGTAAGGATTGTTTTGAGGAGAACCATAAATACTAGGCATTAGTTTTCCCCAACGCTAGATTTAAGGTTGCTAGAGACAATCGTGGCAAAAATAGGGTCACTCACCACAACTTCAAAAACTCTATCCCTAGCCATGCCTAAACGCCTCCAAATGGCACGATTTTTATATTTGCCTTGTTTGCCAATGGAAACCCAATGTTCATTTGACCAAGTAGAGCCACCGTCATTTGACCATCTAAGCATAGCTTGAGGATTGACGCCAGACGTATTAGATGTAGAAACACCAGTATTGCCTGAGACTGCTAGACCGGCAATCGCAATCCCTGCTACCGCAGACGTTGTGGTTGTAGACGCAGTTGGATTCAAACCAACGCCAGGTTGAAACTGAATCTGTAACTCATCAAAATACTCACGTTGCAAGTCTGCCACCAAATGTGGTGCTCGTCTTAAACGTCTTACTTCTTGACCATTGTCTGTGTAGTTATTTGGGTCTAGCTTGTAAATGTTTCCATTTTGCCAATCACCAACGTACACATAGCCATTAAAGACCGCAGAGCAATTTCCACGATGTCTATGGTAAACATTGTAGTTATCCACCCAAAGCCATTTATGCCACATCGTAGTGGTCACATCATAAACCCATGTCAAATCTAGGCTTGGGAATGTAATAACATAGCACTCATGGCCTTCTAGTTGGTAAGTCCAAGCAATTGCATCGTCAATCTTTTGGTTAACCAAAGTATTCTCAACTGCGTGGGTACTGATCCTAGTTGGCACATATCCATTCATCATTACGATTTGGCCTTGACCACGTTGGTTTCTAGATAGGTAAGCAAACGAATTACCTACCCTAGAAATAGAAAACTTGGCAATGATACCGTGTTGAGTATTAGTGCCTGGGATTCTTTGTAAGGGGAATGGAAAAGAACCCACATCCACCCAAACCTCAGAGCTTACCTCACCCAACAAATAAACTTCTCGATGGTCGACAATAAGAGAAACTAGGTTATCAGGTGAACCATCTTTACTTGAGAAAGCCAAAGGGCTAGACAAGGTTTGCAATAGATTAGACGTTGCAAACTGTTGCGTGTTAGGTCTGTTGTAAACAAAATAGTTATCCACAACATCCACTACGTCTGCGCCTGTGAACGCACCATCATTGCTTGGAATGACCGTAAAGTTGTTGAAGTTAAATACTTGTTGAGCACCCAATGGGCTAGTCTGAGCAGATAATAATGCGCCTGTCCCTGTGCCTGACACATACAAAATAGGTGTTGATGTGTAGAAAGAACCTGCGTTTGTTATGGTGTAATCATTATTCAGACCAAAAACCAAGTTAATCGTTGCGTTCTTACCTGTGCCACCAAGGAAAGTTACAGGGCTAGTTGGCGCTGCTTGATAAACACCATTTGTGATAACTTGGTAGGTAGCGATAACGCCACCAGAAACGGTTAAAACCTTGATTTGGCAAGCAGTTGTATATGTGCCCCCAAACCCCGTTAAAACGTCACCTACCGTGTATCCTGTGCCCCCAGACCCCAAAGTTGAAGATACAACTGTGACCGAGTTCCAAGTGACAGTAGCTATCTGACCAATGATGGGGCTAGAAACTTGAACCGATGGGGGTGATGTATAACCAGTCCCTGCAGCATTTATGGTTATTCCAGTCAACGTACCATTGCTAACAGAGTTGTTTAAAGAATAAACACCTGTGCCATTAGTTGTATTGGGTGAACCTGTAATGATGGTATTTGATGGCACGCCTGAGCCTGTAATTGCTTGGCCCACTTGCAACTTGCCAGAAACGATTGAAACCACATTGACTTGGTTTCCTGAAATAATTCCATTAAAACTACCTGTTAATGTTGTTGATATGTAGTAAGAATAACGGTTAGTCCCATCGGTAATCATTACCTGTAAACCGTTGTCAGAGATGCCAACACGACCTGTGGTAGTTGTTAGTTGACCAATGGTTGTTGTAGCGCCACTCGTGTCTAAACTGTAAACACTAGCTCCACAAACTGCGATCATGTATTGACCACCTGATACGGTGTGCAATCCCCTTACTTCACCTTGAGCAGAAAGCGTGGCAAAGAGAGTAAGGCCTGGGGTTGGGTACAAAGCCACAACACCACGTTGACCAGGTTGCTTTAATGGGTCAATCTCAGGACGAAAGTTAATACACTCTTGATCGTCTTGATAGATCGAGGGTGCGCTATAACTTGGCCCAACAAAACCCATTTCAGGCATAACAGTCCTTAAAGGTTAGCTGCGTGCAATCTAGCACGAATAGATTTTAGTTCTGCAACAATGTTAGCCATCATCTCAGGGGCAGA